AGGCAAAACGGTTTGACCGCGAAAGATTCGACGATGACATGGCATTTGCGGACTGGGCACAGAGCCGGGCGCGGCATGCATTGGACTTGAGGTAATCAAAATGCAATTCGCTGGCGTCACCATTACCCCTGAAACAGTTCAACTCACCCGCGAACACTTTGCGGCACTGCACAACGCTTGCGCTTCCGAGTGCCAGTCCGGTGGAATTACTGTCAATGATCCGGCGCTTTACATCGACCGCTGCAATCGCAATGCAGCGCACGCGCTCTCCGGCCGCTTCGATACGTCGTTCACATTCATGCAACGCGCACATTATCTGCAAACTGGCGATTGCGTTGCGCTGCTGCCATGACTGAATCCCTTCACCGGCTCGGGGCCGTTTCACGTGAAACACCAAGGGTCCAGGTACGCTGCCAAATGAGGAGCTGCAGCATGTGGGCAGATTTCCCCCCGGGCGGCATTCGGGAAACTCGCCCCGACGTGAGGCAGTGCAACCTCGAATCGGGGCACAAGGGCGTCTGCTGGTACCCTAGAAGTACCTGTTCAACGCGTGAACACATGACTGGGCCAAAGTGACATGGGTTCTGGATCCACAAGCAATGTTTACTCAAGCGCTCAAGCTCTCTTCATGAGCGACACGACTCTGTCCGCCAGGGACATTGCAGAGAGGTTGGGTACCTGCACCGAGAATGCCGTCAATGGGTGGTCGAAGAAGTTCAATTGGCACGAAAAACGAGAGGCGCATTTTGCGGAAATTAGCCGGCAAGTGGAGCAAAAATCACTTGTTCAACGCGTGAACGCACTGGTGGAATGGAATCAAAACGACTTGATTCTTGCGAAAGAAATACGCCGGCAGGCGGCGGTTCTCATTCAAACCTTGAGGAACACCCCTTCGGGACAGAAGTACATCCCGGGTCACTCGATTAACCTTCGAACGATTGCCCAGGTTCTCGAACTGACGCAGAGGATTGCACGCACGGCCATCGGGATCGGCCACAAGGGGTTCAACGGTGTTGGTGACTACTCGCCCGACGAGATGGAGGCCGACGACTCGATCACGAGCGTGACCGTGAACATCCGAAGCGCTCGCATACGACAAGACGGTGCAGAGCTAGAGCTGGTCACAGAGGACGGAACTGACGACAATCTCGGGGATGGGAGCTTTTTGAGCGCGAAATGAAATTCATTCCAAAACCAGGAGCCATGCTGCTGACGACCGGGGACGCATCTCCGGCCCAAATGCTGCTCGTTGAGGCCTATCAGGCGGCTGTCGACGTCGGTGTCATCCGGAAGCGTGAGCGGATAACACCGAACCGGGGCGACCGCGGCAGGCGCAGGCGCAGAGGGATGTCACCGGGGGGTGGGTACTCCGGCACGTGGCCGAAGCGGCGGGGCGTATTGTGGTGAAATCGGCGAAAAGCAAGCTCGACTTCCCCAAGCGACGGGCCGCCCTTTTCATCAAGCCGGTGCTGGGCATTCCAGAGGATGACCCAGCCAAGGGGCCGTCGGATGCGCGTCTCCTGATGGACGACCTGAGGAGCATCGTTGACAGGCCGAAGAAGAAGGTGTCTACAACGGCTGTGTCTACAACGGCTGTGTCTACAACGGCTGTGTCTACAGGCAACCGGCATCGGCCCGGGTACAAGACTGAGTACATGCGGGAATGGAGAGCCAAGCGCAAGCAAGGAGCGAAGTGACCGAGGGCACAAACCTTCTGCAGGCGGCCGCCGCCCTCTTCAACCAGTTCACATGGCTGCAGCTTGTCCCCGCATTGACGATGGGCGGGGTCTTCCTGATGGTCTGGCTGGCGATCAGGAGTGCGCAGAGAAACCCCGACAATCACTTCGACGTTGCCGAATTCTTTCGGGACGAGACCGGCAAGCTCTCGATCAAGAAGCTATTGGGTGCGGGCTGTTTCGTGATGCACTCGTGGTTCTTCTACAGCCGAACGGTGAGTAACACGATCACATTCAATGAGGAGGTTCTCTACTGTGGGACGTGGTCTGGCTCTGTGATATTCCTTGAGGCCCTTTCAGTATGGAAGAGCGTTGCAACTGCGAAAGCGAGTGGGTGACCCCGGATCGCTTTGCCAGCTCCGGCGATGCGCAACAATACCGTGTTCAAAACCCAAGGGGAAAATGATGCTGCCAACATTCAAGCTACCGATGCCGCCCTACGACAAGTCGCTGCATTTGAACTATGGAGCCGCGATCTGCGCGGTTTTCTCGATTCTGTTCGCCTGCATCAGTTTGCTGGACAGATCCTTCATCATCTTCGCGCCGGGGCTGGGGTTCCTGATGGCGTGGGGAATTGGCAAGGCCACCGAGATGCGGCAGGACCAGATCAACGACAAGCTGGTCGCTGCGGGCCAACCGCCTAGTCACTCAGTGGAGGAGGCCGATGTCAAGTACACGGCCTTTGGCGGTCTGCTGGTGGCTCTCCCGCAGTACGCGCTCATACTGCTGATGCGATAGCCCCACAAACGCGAACGCCTAGGCTTGCAACGACCTAGGCGTCGGCGCGATACGTGCCAGAGTCAGCACTTTGGCTGGCAGTAAAGTCTGGTTTCGGCATCTTGCGCATAATCCGATTATAGCGTAAAGGGATTATGTGGGACGAAATGTTCAACCAACCCTCAACGACCCGCAGGCCGAGTTTCTAGATTTGCCCCACAAATTCAGGGCATTTGTTTCTGGGTTTGGTGGCGGAAAGACGTGGGCAGGGACGGCCGCCCTCTGCCAGCACGCGCTGAAGTATCCCGGGGTTCCGATGGGGTACTTCGCGCCGACATACCCGATGATCCGCGACATATTTTTCCCAACATGTGAGGAGGTCGCAGAGGACTGGGGATTGAGGGCCGAAATCAAATCGAGTGTCAAGGAGGTCAACCTCCATGAGGGGCGTCGACTCCGAGCCACGGTTATCTGCCGGTCGATGGATAACCCGGGCTCGATCATCGGGTTCAAGATCGGGCACGCCCAGGTCGACGAGATCGACACGATGCCCCTGGACAAGGCCACCCACGCATGGCGCAAAATCATCGCCCGCCTGAGGCATCGCAACCCGAAGAATCCAGACCACAGCGCCACCAATGGGGCTGACATCACGACCACCCCCGAGGGGTTCAGGTTCGTCTACCAGATGTTCGTCAAGGAGGTTCGCCTCAGACCCGCCCTGGAGACGTTGTACGGTATCGTTCACGCGTCCACCTATGACAACGAGGCCCACCTCCCTGTGGGCTACATCGACTCCCTGAGGGCCACCTACCCGCCCCAGTTGATCGACGCCTACATCGGCGGCAAGTTCGTCAATCTGGCAAGCGGCAGTGTCTACCCTGAATTCAGTCGAACGCTCAACCACACCGACGCCGAACTCAGGGTCGGCACTCCAGACAACCCAGGCGAGCCGCTGCACATCGGGATGGACTTCAACGTGCTCAACATGACCGCAGTGATTGCGGTGATCCGAGCTGGCAACCCGTACATCGTCGATGAACTAACCGGGGTGAGGGACACGCCCACGATGGCCCGGATCATCAAGGAGAGATACAGGGAAGGTGGGCATCACATCACGATCTACCCGGATGCCAGCGGCGGAAACACGAGCAGCAAGAACGCCAGCGAGTCAGACCTGAGTATCATTCGGCAGAATGGACTCTCAGTTCGTTGTGACCCAGCAAACCCGATGGTCAAGGATCGGGTCAACGCGGTTTGCGCCATGATCCTGAACTCGAAGGGCGAGAGGCGCTTGCGCGTCAACACGAACAAGTGCCCGGTCCTGACGGATGCGCTGGAGCAGCAGGCCTACGACAAGAACGGGGAGCCTGACAAGACGACGGGCCACGATCACCCGTGTTTCGTCGGCAGCACTCGTGTGCTGACTCCGAGCGGATTGGTGAGGTTCGACCAGCTCCCACAAAACGGCGAAGTCTTGGGGCCAGATGGAACCTTCGTTCCATACGTCAACGCTCGCAAGACAGGCCGCAACAAGGTAACTGTTGTCGTCCGGTTCTCGAACGGTTACCGGGTAGAATGCACGCCCGATCATCGATTCCTGACGGAGGGTGGGCTATGGGTAGAAGCAAAGAACCTGGAAGAGCTTATGTGCGTGTCGTCAGTGGCACGCGTCAAACATTCGCGGGTGTCAACTACTACCTTTGCGGGAAGTATTTTCAAAACTCTTCCAACGCGGGCGAAAAGCGTCTTCACCGAGCTGTATGGGTCGCTCATGGAGGAGCTGTCCCTCGCGGTTTTCATGTTCACCACGTTGACGGCGACAGGGCGAACAACCAGATTGAAAATCTCGCTTGCCTACCCGGCAGTGAGCATCAATCCAATCACTCCAGCACTCCGGAGAACCGCGCCAGGATGGCGGCGCTTGCCAAGATCTATGGTCCGATCACCAAAGAGTGGCACAAATCCGCAGCCGGTCGAGAGTGGCACAGGAAGCATTACGAGGAAATTGCAGCAGCGCTTTACGCAAGAGCTGATGCTGTTTGTTCGCAGTGTGGAACTGTTTTTCAAGCGAATCTCAACCAAATCAATCGGGGAAAAAGGTTTTGCTCGAACAACTGCAAGTCCGCAGAGAGGCGAGACAGCGGCATCGATGACGTGCCAAGAAACTGCAAGGCATGCGGTGTCGAGTTTGCAACCAATAAATACAATCCGCGTGTTCGATGTAGTGCCTGCCGGAATGGCTGATGTCTACTGCCTGGAGGTTCCGAGCGCCGGGTGCTTCAAGCTGACATCTGACTCTCCGATCGTGTCGAACTGCGACGCCACAGGCTACCTCATCGTGCAGCATTGGCCGGTTCACAGGCCGCTGTCCCTCGTGCGCACACTCTCGGCATAAACAAGGAGGCCCACATGGCCACGAACTACGCAAGCACCCTCAACAAGAAAACGGTGGCGGATCGCTCGCCGTCCGTCGAGGCCATGACACCGGACTGGAACATCGCCACATGCCTGATGGGTGGCACGCGGGCCATGCGGCTGGCGGGTGAGATATACCTCCCAAAGAACCCGCAGGAAACGACCGCCAACTACAACATCCGCAAAATGACGGCGACCCTGTTCCCGGCCTACCTGCGCACGGTCGAGACCCTGGCCAGCAAGCCGTTCTCGGAGGCGGTCACCACCGACGAGGAAATGGACCCTCAGATCGAGAAGTGGCTTGACGACATCGACATGCAGGGGCGCAACATCGACATGTTCGGTGTCAGCTTGATGGAGGAGGCACTCAGTCACGGCCTGTGCGGAATCCTGGTGGAGTATCCAAAGGTGCCCGAGGTCGAGCAAGGTGTCGCAATTTCGAAGGCCGACGAGAAAAGTCGCGGGCTGCGTCCCTACTTCGTTCACATCCACGCGCAGGGCATCCTTGGGTGGATCGCTCAACGCACGGGGGAGACGTGGACCCTGCGGCAACTGCGTCTGATGGAGTCGATCAAGGAGAAAGACCCCGAGAACGAGTTCTTTGAAGTCGAGGTTAAGCAGGTGCGCGTTCTGGAGCCCGGGAAGTGGAGAACCTTTCGGGAGGCCAGGGATGCCAATGGAGTGATGACCTGGGTCGAGTACGAGAGCGGGATCACGACGCTCGATGTCGTTCCATTCGCGCCGGTCTACGGGGGTCGAACGGACTTCATGGTGGCACGACCCCCTCTGTTGGAGATGGCCTACCTGAACATCAAGCACTGGCAGAGCCAGAGCGAGCAAGACAGCCTGTTGCACATGGCCCGCGTGCCGATCCTGACGAGAACCGGGATGGTCGAAAGGTACGGCGCTGGCGGCGAGCGACTCAACGACGAACTCGTGATCGGGTCGGGTGTCGCGGTCGATCTGCCACCCAACTGCACGCTGGCCTGGGTGGAGCACACTGGGGCCGCCATCGACGCAGGCAAGGTCAGCCTGGACGACCTGATGGAAGAGATGCGGCAGGCAGGCGCGGAGCTGCTGGTGATCAGCAAGGGGCCCGTGACAGCCACCGAGATCGCTGGCGACAACGCGGTTGCAATGTGCCATCTGCAGAGAACCACGCTCGGGCTCGAAGACGCCCTCAATCTCGCCATCGAGTACATGGGGCAGTACGTCGGGATCGACGAGCCTGGGGAGGTCGAGCTGTTCAACGACTTCGGTGCCACGACGCTCGCTGAGGCGACCGCGCAACTGCTGGTGGGAATGGCCACGGCTGGCAAGCTGAGCGATGAGACTCTGTTCCACGAGATGCAGCGCCGGGGGATCATCAGTTCCGACGTCGACTACGAAGAGGAGCAAGACCGAATCGGCACCCAGGGTCCGCAGCCTGGGTCACTTGAGTTCGAGCAGGCATTGGCGGGCGGTGCCCCTGGCGGTGCCCCTGGCGGTGCCCCTGGTGCCAACCCATGGGCGAGCATGAGCGGCGCCAACTTGAAGGCTGGACCCAGAATGGTCACC